ATTTTAACCAAACCTTCAGAGCCGGTATGAGTAGCCATTTTCGTGCCTCACGATGCGCTTTCGACGTCAGTTTCGCTGGTGCGGTAGCGCACCGTGAATGTCATTCGGATAGAGCCCACAGGCTGTTCTCCGTCAGCATTATAGTCAATTTCCGTTCCAGACAAAACAGTATCTCTTGCCAGACCATCGAAAGTCGGAGCGGATAGCATAGCCTCTTCGACCTCGACCGCAATCTGATCGAGCGTGTTATCGAGCCCGGAGGTGCCCTTCGCCATGCCCTCGACCATAAAATCGACCTCGCGATTGTATTTGCGAGGTCTAGTCATGGTCTCTGGCTCGGAGACTTCCCGGAGCGTATAGATCAGCAAGCCCGGCAGAGCCGCCGCTTGCATGGGATAGAACCGGGTCTGGAAAACACGAGCGCCGGTCGTGGTGAGACCCGTGAGCCTCGTGGTGACCTTATCTCGAATTTGTTTCCGTAGGTGCGCCATCAGTTCTTTTCCAGCACTAGGGTTGTCATGCCAGTTCCATCGGGCTGGATGACCCGGACAGTGTATGCGATCGCCGAGATCGTGATTGTGTCGCCAAAGGTCGCCCCGGTCGGCAGATCGGATGAACGGATAAGAAACCGAGGCTGCGCCGAGACAAAGAGGACACCGGCTTGAGCATCCGCTCCGAAATATTCGTTGTCGAAGATTCCGTTAACGGTCGATGTGCCGCCACCGGATTTGACATAGGTCGCAGCGACCGCGAAATCATCGATATCGACGAAAATTGCCCGTTCGATGTCTGTTTCAACTGCCATGATCTTTAGACCTTAGACGGCCACTTGAGCTTGCGCTTTGCCATAGGCTGATTGTCATCAATGCCGACCGCTCGATTGCTTTCGATCACCGGAGCCGGAGGAGCGACTTCTTTCGCGATAGGTGCATCGTATTTCTTCGCGCGACCGATCGAGATGAATTCGAAGGCATCTTTTTCAGTGATATCAACCACATGGCCAGCCTCAAGAAGTTCGCCGCGCCAATAGGTTGAACGGATCATTTCAATTTTCATCGAAGAACCTCTGCAATTCGCCACATGTGAATCGAACCTTTTCAGGGTTCGACAGTGAGCCTTTGAGCAGCGACCAGATATTCTTGTCGCGCTGGTATGAGTTCTGAATTGACCGCTCTTCTGGCTGATCGTGCCAATATCTGCGATCGGTTGCATAACCATCCATACCACAAACCAGAATTTCCTCATAGCCGAGATAATCGGCCAGCCAAACGGCCTTTGGCCCGGAAAGATTAAAGTTCGGGATGACCCCGGCCCATATCATGCCCTCGCCTGATAGCTCTCGAAAGTGCGAGACCTTATAAGCTGGATGATCCTTGATGATCTCGAAGACCGGCTTGTCTGAAAAGAGGATGTAGGAGAGTGGCAGAAGCAGGGTGTGCTGGTTTACTCCGATGAGATCGAAGTGCTGCGGGAGATGATAAAGGTCTGTCAGAAGACTTGGAGCCCCACCGAGAACCGCGACGCTCCCGCCCTTATGTTTATTTTTGAACTGAACAAGATCGAGCATCGATCACCTAATAAAATGGGGGAGCCGAAGCTCCCCCATCTAAATCGTTAGGTTGTAACGATTTCCTTACAAGCCGCGAAGGACTGGGCGTTGCGAACCGCCACATCGACATCTTGGAAGAACGCGATGCGCGTGCCGCCAGAGGTCGAGAGCGAGGACGTATCGACCACGATGTCGAGACCGGAGAACATGCCGATCATGAGATCGTTGAAGTTGCCGAAGATCATCGCGGAGAGCGCCGAGCCGGTGCCCTTCGTCAGATCGGACGGGACGAGATTCGTCTCGGCGACGCGATAGCCGAGAAGATTGTTCGTCTCGCCGAGGATGAAGTTGCCTTCGACGCCGCTGGTCTGCTTGGCGGTCTGGCGCAGCTTGCTGACAACTTTCGAGTTGGTCAGATAAGCGAGCGAGCCATTCAGAGCGTTGTCGATGGCGACTTCGCGCTGGAGGTTCACGACCGTGGCATAGGTGGGAGCGCCACCGTTGGTGCCGATCGTGACCGCGCCGATGCCCGAGGTGCCGAGGATGCCGGTGGGCTCGTTCGAGCCGCCGCCTTCGATGGCAACTTCGTCGATCTTGCCAGCGATCTGACGGGTGATGTCATCACGAAGGACGGCTTCGACCGAGGGATCAGACTGGATCATAAGGCGACGGGACAGATCGACATAACCGGCGACTGTCTTCGGAGCCATCGTGACCTGAGCGAAGACAGGGGCGCCTTCGGTTGGTGCCGAGCCTTCGGCCACGAACGCAACAGCCGTGCGTGTCGTGAGCTTCGGAATCGCCACATTGCCCTGAAGACCCGTCATCATGCGAGCGCCGAGGCTCGAGATCACGAGAGCTTCGCGGAGAGCGTCGATGAACAGATCGCCACGATGATCGGTGCCGACCAGATAGCCACCCTTCGAGGTGCCTGTGCCGATCGAAGTTGTCACATCGCGCTGGCTCCAGCGAATGTCATTCGGGACGTAGAAGCCGCGAGCATCCTTGCCGGTGCGCTTGGCGATTTCGTCCGAAAGTTCACGCTCGAAACCGGCCTTGCGCCAGTCGCTCGAAGCCGCCGCGTTGATCGCGCGGAGGAGGCTATAGGAGCGCTTTTCAGACTGAGTCAGACCGACCATGGCATTCGAAGCGAAAGCCTCCGTGCCAATGGCATCGAGGATCACGCCGCGAAACTGCTCGATCGAGAGACCGTCAGCAACGGCCTTTTCAGCCAGATCGCGCTTGTTGTGCTTTGCGCCAAGTTCCATGATGGACTTAGCATCCCGCGCAAACTGAGCGCGGATTTCGTCATGATTAACTTCGGCCATGGGATTCTCCTTAACGACCGTGATTGTGGGGATATCGGCTGCTCGTCCAACACCTACTGAGGAATCAGCAGGGATTGAAACGACCGACACTTCGAGGGGAGTCCAGTCGTTAACGCGAAAGATCGTCCCATCTGCCGCATCTTCTCGGACCATATTATTGACGCGATAGCCGACCGAAATATTCGATCGAATCCCGTCTACGACATCGTCAAAAACCTCTTTGGCAAGTCCGCTTCTTCCGAAACGGACAGTCGCTCGCATCACACGAGCCGAGCCATCGATGGTGATATCTTCAACGATGCCGATCTGCTGCCTCGGATCGTGATCGAGCAACAGGGGCGCCCGACCTGATCCAAGAAATTCAAGGTTAATGCTCGATGCCGAATGATCGAGGATTTCCGTGCCAAAGCCGCGTTCGACTGGCATCTCAGAGGAAACCGCAATTTTCACGCGCCGGGAATCTTCATCAACTGGCTTTGCCGCCATGAACATAGAGCGCTTGGAAAGGTCTGCGGCGCGTTCATCGTTCAGGATGACGCCGGCAGACATTTCCATTTCAATTTCGTCCTCGTCCATATCGTCCTCACCGGTCGCCTCTTCGAATTCGATCGGCGAATAATCGTGCTCATCAAGCCATTCTTGAGCTTGAGCCGGAGTGAACATGGTAGCGTCAAAGCGAATCGCTTGCAATTCTGCTTTTTCACCCTTGATGCCATAAATTGCATCAATCCCGTCTCCGAAAGCATCGTTCTCTCGGCGGAATTCATCGTACTGGGCAGGATCAGTGATTCGCGCGGCGTGCTCGTTTGGATAAGGACGCTCCTCATGCATCGAGCGCAGATCATTGATCTTGCGAAGCGTCGAGAACTTATGACCGACGAGCGTTTCGGTCGCCTCCCAGCCTTCTTCGCCCTCGCGATAAATGCGAATCAGTGCCGCCGGGTCTTCCGGTGTCGCCTCGATTGAGAATTTGCTATCGGGAATGCCAAGCGTTCCTTCGCGCATAATATGCTCGATCTTGCCCCGAGCGGTGCCGCCTGAAGAATCCCACGAGACGAAATCACCGAGCTTCAAAGCATCGGCATCAGCTCGATTGTTTTCATCGATGGAAGTCATGCGTCGAGCCTTTCCTTCTGCCCATAATTTTCCGGGATCACCGCCCCAGAGCGCCCATGCGATTCGGCCATTTGAAGGATAGCCATCCTCGCCAGGAGAAAATCCTTCTGCCTGTTTATCAACTTCGTGCCGAGCAAAAAAGCTGGTCATCCGGCGAATCGTATTGGGCGAAAGATCGACCTTGTTCTTGATATCGCGAGCGCGAGCGATGCCGACCTCGGTACCACCGCGACCGAATTCCTGCCGCCATGCAAGCCCACGTTCTGCCTCGGCGACCATTGCATCGGTCGGCACAAGATCGATTTCGATTCCTTTATACTTTGCCACTTGCCACCTCCTCGCCATCCACGATCGGCGGTGCTGGTGCTTTCTGACCGAATGGCTGAAAAGCCGTCTTGATTCCATAAGCGTCTGCAAGTTCGCGCTCGGATTCAAGTTGCTCGAAGACTTCTTCGACATCGCGGCCATAATGCGCTGCGATGTCCTGCATTGTCACAATGCCATTTTGCAAGCCGACCACATGCGCTTGGATTTCTTTAAGCGGATCGACCCAGTTCCAGCCGCGTGCCCTGAATATCAGGTTATCGGCGAACTTATCATATTTCGTATCTGGGATTGGAATCGCGCTCTTTGTCATGACCATGAGCAGCCATTCTTTGAAGATTGGCTCGATAAAATGCTCAATCATGAATTGCTGCATCATGCGGTAATGATCGCGATCCTCCATCGTGCCTTGACGGATCGATGAATATGAAACGCCCTCGAGATTGTTTGCGAGCGAGACATAATTGACGCCGAGACCAGATGCGATGCCGCGCAAGACAGCCTTTTCGAATTCAGCGAACGCCGAAACCGGATGCTGCGGATCGAATGTCGTGAACGTCATTCCGGCAGGAAGCTGCTCGAACATTCCCGGCTGCGCTTCCATGACAGGATTGTGCGTGTCTTCGAGATCGGACCCGACATAACCATCGCCGCCGGGAGATGTGAAAAAACCCATCTTAGAAGCAGCGACGCGAGCCGCGACAAGTTCTGCCTCTTCATATCCATCGAGCATTTTCAGCCGCGTGAGAGCGGTTGTCATTGTCGGCATTCCGCGCGTTTGGTGTGCGCGATCTCGAAGATAGATGTGCAAGATTTCTTCTGCTGGAATTCTTTTCCGCAGAACGGTTGTCGGTCGTGAATAGATATCAGCGCCCGGATGATTTTCGAGCATGTGATAAGCGACTGCTTTTCCGTATTTGTCGATCTCGACTCCCATGCGGATTTCATTACCATCCTCGGTTGCGCGAAGATTGTACTGATCATCGAGAAAGTCTGCCTCAATGAAATGAATAGCAAAGCCGTGCGGCAGATTGCGATTCTTTATTTTCTGGACAATGACCTCACCATCTCGACAAAGCGTGTCGATGAAAAGCCTCTGGCAATCGAGCCACGAGAGCTTTCCATCCATGGTGCAAATGCCTTTCGAGCCCCATCGCGACCATGCATTTTCGATGATGCTATTTCCGGGCGCATCGAGAGAACGATCAGCATTCCGACCACGAACTTGCACCCTCACGCCAGTTGAACCGACGACATTTGTTGTCATCAGTTGCAGATATCGTTTCGCGTAATCATTATTACGCGCGACATCGCGGCACCGATCACGAACGATGCGGAGCGCCGGATAGATTTCACTATCTGCGCTCTTTTGCGTCACCAAGAAATCAGCAAGGAGCCGACCTTTTTGCGCGGCAGCGTACTGGCGAATCGAAGTCGGCTTTTTTTTCCGACTGAAGAACTTGTCGACCAGCCCCATCAGAACCTCACCAGAATGTTAGCACCTGTGCCGATGCCGCGACGACGCCGATCTTCTTGCGTTTCTTTCCAGACTTCAGCTTTGTATCGATCGCGCCAGCTCATGAGATCACTAAGCGGAATCTTTGTGAGGCTGCGACCGTTGATTGAATAGGATGCAACATCGCCATCTGCTCGACCCTGCAAGATCGATTCAATCTTGGTCAGCATGATTTCCGCGTGCGTGCGAGGATCGGCACCATTCACATCAAGGTCTGGAATGATTTTGAATAGACCACGATCAACAACAATCCGGTTGCTATCAGAGTTTCGAAGAATTTCGAGCTGCCAGTGATATTCACCGACCACATAGTTTGCCGATGTCGAAGAATTGGCAGTGAAAAGAAATCCGCCCTGATAGGACGTGCCGACGATCTGAATTTCAGTGTTGTTTCCGGTTGCGACGCGAGCGACATAAGTCGCGGTATAGAGCGAAGGCGAATAATCGGTCAGATCAGTTCGCCGCCATTGAACATAATCGCCGACGACAATTTCTTCGGGCTCTGTGAGCGGAGCATTAGCTGCATCAAAAAGGTTCGCCATGTCATCTCCACCCATTCACGAAGCCACCTCGGGTTGGTGCTCTTCGGCTTGGTCGTGCGATCACCGCAGGTTGAATTTCGGTCTGCTGCGGCTCTGGTTCAATGGTTTCGGTCGGTGTATCGGATACGGTCGGTCGAGATTGTAACTTATCTGCCACTAGATTCATATTGGCATTGAGCAAAGAATATGCGGCCAGAGCATAGACCCGGCAATCGAGCGCCTCGTTTCTGGGTCTGATCTTTTGCCATTCTCGTCTCAGAAAGCCCTTGTGATATCGGGACACTAGCTGTTCCGCCGTGATCTGTCGAAAATATTCATCGTCATAGCTTGCTGGAAAATGGCAATAGCCCGGTCCGGGCTCCGTGATTTTCAGCCGGGAATAGACGAGTTCCTTGGCAGTATCGACACCGACCGGAAACAATTTAACCCGCTGTGCGTTATTTATCGTCGGCCGCCCGACGAGTGGCTTGCCCTCGCCGCCCACGCCTCGGATGGCAAAAACGCGCCGACCCTCTCGAGCCTTGCAGAACGCATAGACCGATTGTGTGTGATGCCCGCCCGAATCAACGCAAGCGGATCGGATCGGAAGCTCGACCCCGCGTACATGGAAATAGGTCTGGCGAAGATGCGTGTCGAGTTCGCCCCAGACTACCGCCGAGGACGGGTCGCCATAGATTGTTTTGTATTCGAGCGACCATGATTCCTCGTTTCGACCCCAGCCGACGATTTCCAGCTCAAGGCGATCGTCTTGGACATCGACCCCGGCGGTGATGATGACCACCCCGGCGGGGAGCGTGTCGCCATAATCTTCGCGCCGCTCCGACACCCCGATGTCATCGACCCGCTGGCCCTCCTCCTCCCACGTCTCGCCGAGATAGGTGTTGATCCAGACCCGGAGCGTTGCCGGTTGCTTTCGCGCCTCGAGAAAATCGCGCACACCGTCCTCGAGGCTCATCCAAGGGGAATAGAGCGCCGACAATCGAAAGCCAGCCGTTCCTTTGAATGGGGCTTGCGCCCGCCATTCGCCGCGCCGGATCGCCCGCATTCGCTTGGCATCGTCCCAGACCGACCCGCAATCCTCGCAGACATAGACCGCCGTCTCTGGCGCTTCTTTGTCAAATTTCACATTAGCCCATTTGAGCGTCCGAAATTCATTGCAATCTGGGCATGGGATAAAATATTCTCTTTGGTCGCTCTCAAAAAACGCCTGCTCGATTCGGCTTTGACCTTTGACGGTTGGAGTCGAGACCATGATCAGCTTGCGATTCCAGAAGGTCGCAGAGCGCTTTCGCGCCAGCGAGATCGGATCGCCCTCGGCCCCGGCAGACACCGGATATCGATCAACCTCATCGCAAAGCACAATTCTGATCGGACGCGAGGCAAGCGAGGATGGCGAATTCGCGCCGCAAGCCGTGATATGTCCGCCGGGGAAAACCTTGTGCAAGGTTGTGTTACCGCTGTCTCGAGATCGAGGATCGGCGACCTTGCCTTGCAAGACAGGAGTGTCGCGCAGCATGGTTGCAAGCCGATCCTTCGACCATGCTTGCGCCATATCGAGCGTTGGCTGCACGACGAGGATCGGAGCCGGGTCTTGATCAATGTGATAGCCCAAGACGTTATTGCAGATTTCTGTCTTGCCGATCTGGGCGGAGGACATGACCACAATATTATTCACCGACGGATCGTTGACCGCATCCATGATGCCGCGCTGATATTCCGCGCGAGATGTAGACCACGAGCCGGGTTCTGCAGATGCTTCTGGCGAGAGTCTGCGATTAGCGTCTGCCCATTCACTCACCGTCAAGTTTGGTGGAGGAGTTAAGATCGCCATCGTCTTCTGCACTAGGTCCTTCATTCGCGGATGCGATGACGGGATTTCGAGTGCGGATTTCAATGCCCGAGAGTTCCGCGAGCGCTTCATTGATTTCGTCTTTCAAGATCGACTTGGCTTCATTGAGATTGTCGGCTGCATAGACTGCCGGTGCTGCCTTCGATGGAATAGCAAGCATCTTCGAACGCATATTCGACGCCATCGCCTCCCACGCCGCTGCGATATCTTCGGCTGGAATGAGTTTATTTTCCATCTGGGCTTTTTCCATCTCGGCCAGATCGGCTCGAGCGGCAGTGAGCCGGGTTCGATGGCTTGTGAGATCGCCGGAGACCGAGGAAGCATCGCCCTTCAATGCCCGTTCGCGCAGAAATTTTATATAGCCACGAACGCAAGGCACAAGCTCATATCGACCGCGAGAGTGTCGCGGGATGATCCCGTCATTGACGAGCCGCGCAATGCTCTGCGGTGTGAGATCGAGAAGCTTGCAGATTGTCTCGAGCGGGAATGTTTGCGCGGCCATCTTTAGCTATCCTTTGGAGCGTGCGGGTCGGTGCTGCCCCGCCGCTGTTCCGAGGGGTTCCCGGTCATCGCCTGCTGCGCACGCTTAGGATATGGCTTCGCAAGCGGGAGAATACGCTTTCGCATATCTTCGTCAAGTGGCATGAGATAGCGATGCTTTCCCGGTACATCAATCACATAAGCATTCGGATCTAGTTTTTGAGCGCCAGATAAATTTTGAACTATTCCTTTTGCCCCAATCGATCGAGGATGAGTTAGTTTGCCTTTTATCATATAAAACTTTGCTGCATCACCTTGCCCTGCATAAATCCAATTTCCAGCCTGATAGATTCCGCCATGATGCCCTTGTGATTGATCAGCAAATGAAACTATCAGTTTTATTTTTGGATTTGATTTTTTCAAAAACTTAATGGCTATAGCCGCAATTTTTGAGACAGGTGTTTTATGTTTTGTGAGTGCAATTCGAACCAATTCAACGCACTCATCTTGCCCAAGATTATATGGACTGCCTAGATTAGGTGTTGCGCCTCGTCCAAACAAAACGACACCGATAAATTTTTCATTTTCCCATGCACCAATTTTAACCAGTTTTCCAACTGGAACGCATTTACTGTAGTGCCAATTTTCACATGAAAACTTTGCAGCTTCATGAGTTGCCCAATCGATTTTGAAATCAACCATTCTCATGTTTCCTAGAATCGAACTCTTTTTTACAATGAGGACAAGTCACCATTTTTGGATCAAGTTCATCTAGTTTACCTTGATCATCTTCGGTCCCGGGAGCAAAGTCGGCATCTGTGAGATAGATGTCGATTTCGCGTTGATCGAAGCCGGTCAACGAAAGATCGAAATCTTCCTCGCGCAGACCCTTCAATTCGTTGATCAGCATGTCCTGATCCCACCCCGAATTGAGCGCCAGCTTATTGTCGGCGATCACATAGGCCCGCTTCTGAGCCTCGGTCAGATAACCAAGCCGGAGGCATGGCACATCAGCCAGCCCGAGCTTCTGAGCGGCCATCACGCGCCCGTGACCGGCGATGATTCCGTTCTCGCCATCGATCAGGACCGGGTTGGTGAAGCCGAATTCCTTAATCGACCCGGCGATCTGGGCGACTTGTGCCTCGGAATGGGTGCGGGAATTGCGAACATAGGGGATCAAATCCGCCGTTTTGATCTGCTCGATCTTCATAAC